ATCGCGACTTCGCTGCGTCGCCGGCTCGGCGGTCGCGCTGCGGCTTGACCACGTTAACCAACCCGGCCACGCTCGCCCGTTCCGGGCGGAGAGTCGCCCACGGAGATCAACACCGCCGCAGCAGACCTTGAACGAGAACGGCCTTCCTGACCGCCAAGTCAGAAAGGCCGCTGGCCCACAAAGGGGCGTCCCAAGAGCGTTGCATCTCTGAGGATGCCCAACCCGGTTTCGGGAGTCAACGGCAGCGCCAACTGCCGAACGGGCTTTCTCGTGCCTGTGCCCTGCCGCGGCCCCACCAGGGGCCAGCCATGCTCACGCATCAATTCGAGGCCGCGATCGCGGCGGCCTCCCCGTCGAAGCTCACCGAGATCAACGGCGCCATCTGGAAAGCGCTCAAGGCGGGCGCCCTCTCGGAGGACGACGCCGGGCGCCTCTCCGAGGCCATCCACGCCAGGAAGACGCTCGCCAAGGCCACCACCGGCCCCGTGACGGGCGCGGCGCCGCTCGGGCGCCTCAAGTCCATCTTCCCGCCGAAGCGCCGGCAGCGCTCGCCTGACAAGGCAGCCTCGCTCGAACGCCGCCGCACCATCGCCGCCTCCGGCCCGCTGCCGCCCGCCTTGGCCGCGCGCTACACGACCGGCCAGCTCGCGGTGCTTGGTGTTGTGGGCGACGAGATCGCGGCCCGGGGCGAGTGCTTGCTCACCGTGGGCGAGATCGCGGCCCGGGCCGGCGTCTCGCACCGCCTCGCACAGACGGCCGTTCGGCTCGCCGAGGCTGACGGCCTCCTCGTCGTGCTCGAGCGCCGCCGCAAGGGCGACGTGAACCTCAGCAACGTGGTCCGCATCCTCTCCCGGGAGTGGAAGGCGTGGCTGGCGCGTCGAGGAGGTAGAGGGTGCAGAAGTTCGCGCCCCACGGATAGCAAAGCTCTACCAGTAGGGCGGCAGGCGGAGCCGTTGAGCCCGACGCGGCAGCCGGAATCGAGATTCGAGCGAGAGCGGCAGAGGTGGCGCCACAACGAAAAAGCCCCGCGCTGAGCGCAGGGCTTCGTTCGACGCACCGGACGGTCGGGCCGCTCAATCCACCTTGTGGGCCTCGCGCAGGAGATCGGCCTCGTCGCCAAGGTCGCCGAGCTTGGCGCGCACCTCACGGAGGAGGTGCTCCTTGTAGAACTGCACCGCCTTCTCGATTGCCTTGCCTTCGGAGCGCAGGCGCAGCCCCTCGGCCAGTGCCTTGATGTCGTCGATCGTCCCCGGCGAGAGACGGGTGCCGAAGCCCTTCACGCCCTCGGACGGGCGTCCCCTCCGCTTCTGCTCCGCGGCTGGCGCCACCGGTGCGGGCTCCTCGACCTGGTGGTGCGTCTCCGGCCGAGCGTCGAGCGTCATCGTCTCGTCCGGCGCCTTGTGCTCAATCTTTCGAGCGGAAGCTCGTTTGAACGTGCTCATTGTCTCACCCGCTTGTTCTCGCGAATTTCGTCTCACAGCCCAGCCCGGTCAATGATGGCCTGCACCAGGGCATCCGCCCGTTGGCTCAGGCCCGCGAACCTGACCTCCGTCACCGCCATGCCGTCGTTCATTGCTTGCCGGAAGGCGGGTCGCTCCGGCAGGGCGCCCGGCAGCACCTGGTAGCGATGATCGATGTAGTCGCGGGCGAACGCCTCCTCGGCCTCTGTCCCGGTCCGCACCAGCGCCAGGGCGAGCTTCTCGCGCGGGATGCCCTTCTCGACGAGCGTGTTGAAGACCAGGACGGCGGGCCGGAGATCGTCGACCGCCGGGCTCGCCGGCTGCACCACTAGGTCACTCGACTTCGCGATGGCGAGGGTGCCGGCCGAGGCGCGGGCCGGACCGTCGATCACCAGCAAGTCGAACTGGTCCGCGACCTTGAAGGCGTCGGCCGCCGTCCGGAACGCCTGGACTTCCACGACTGGATCGATGCCGGCCAACATGCGGCGGCGCCCCCACTCGAGGGCCGTCCCCTGTTCTATGTCCAGGTCGGCGATCTTCACGGCCAGCCCTGCGGCGGCGGCTTCTCTCGCAAGAGCACGCGCCAACGTGGACTTCCCGACGCCGCCCTTCTGGGAGACAAACGAAACTATCGGCATCGAGCGTAAAATCCCATTGTTTGACACATGATATTATAATTTGGCCGTGTCTTGAACCAGTGATACAATATGAGCCTTAACGAGATGAATAGAGCTTGCGCGAAAAAGCGCTCGCGCTTTCTCTCGACCACTCACGTCAATCAAAATTGATTGATCGGCTAGCGGCTTGGAGTTGATGCCCGTTCCTGTCCTCCTCGACCACAACGGCGTCCCGCTCGAGCGCAAGGCCGCGCCCGTGTCGGGCGTGTCCGCGCCCGAGCCGTGGTTCATGGAGGCCCTCGGCATCCACGCCACCGCGTCGAAGGTGGTCGTGTCCCCGTCGACCGCGATGCGCGTCCCGGCCGTCGCCCGCGCCGTCAACCTCATCGCCGGCACCATCGGCATCTTGCCGGCCCGGATCTTCAAGGTGGCGGCCGACGAGGCCCGCACGCCCGCGGCCGACCATCCGGCCTTCGGGCTCGTGCACCGCTTCGCCAATCCCTTCACGTCCGCCCGCGAGCTCCGGCAGACCCTCACCCGTGATGCGCTCCTGCACGGTGACGGCTTCGCGGCTGTCGTGCGCGACGGCAGCGGCAGGCCCCGGGAGCTCGTGCACCTCCCGCCCGGCACCTGCACCGCCGACCTCGACCTGGTATCGCGCGAGCCGTTCTACCGCGTGAGCCTCACCTCCGGCTCGGACGTGCTGCGGTGGCCCGACGTGCTGCACCTCAAGGCGCCGTCGCTCGACGGCATCCGCGGCGCCTCGCCCACAAGCCTCGGCCGCGAGGCCATCGGCCTCTCGCTCGTTCTCGAGGCCTACGCCGCGCGCTTGTTCGGCAACGGCGCCCGGCCCGGCGGCCTCCTGCGCTTCCCCAACGCCCTCGGCGAGGAAGCGGCTGGCCGAATGAGACGGTCTTGGCAGACCGCCTTCGGTGGCGAGGGCACGGGCGGCACCGCAATCCTCGAGCAGGGGGCCGAGTATCAGCCGATCACGCTCACCTCCGTCGACGCGGAGTTCATGGCGCAGCGCCGCCACCAGATCCGCGAGGTGGCCAACGTCTTCGGCCTGCCGAGCACCATGCTGGGCGACACTGAGAACCAGACCTACTCGAACGTGGAGGGCCTCGCGCAGAGCTTCCGCGACGAGACGATCCTCCCGTGGATCGCCGGGTGGGAGGACGCCTACGCCCGCGTGCTCCTCGACGAGAACGAGCTCTCCACGCACGCCGTCGCCTTCGACCTCGAGGCCCTCGACCGGGCCGACCTCGCCGCCAAGGCCGAGGCCATGGCCAAGCGCCGGGCCGCCGGGATCACCACGGCGAACGAGGAGCGCCGCGCCCTCAACCTGCCGGTCCACGCCAACGGCGACGAGCTCGGCTCCCCCTTCACCACCGCGAACGAGGCCCCGGCCCACAATGAGTAGGACCGCGCACATCACCTTTTTCGGGGATGCCGAGCACGTCTTCGACCTGGCGAAGCCGGAGATCATCCGCGCGCTCGAGACCGCGGTCGGCTCCGGCATCGGCGCCCTCTGCGCCCGGGTGATGGAGACCCGCCAGTTCTCGCACGCTGACCTCGAACACACCCTCCGGCTCGGCCTCGTCGGCGGCGGCATGGACACCAAGGCGGCCGCCCTCCTCGTGGGCCACTACCTGCCGCTCCTGCCGCTCGTCGAGGCGCAGCTCGTGGCCGTCGGCGTGCTGGCCGCTCTTTGGTTCGGCGCCCCTGAGCCGGTCGCACAGCCCGATCCTGATGCCGCTGCGGTGCTCTCCGACCTGGGGGACGCCGCGTGACCCGCGAGGAGGAGTTCGAGCTCGCCCTCGCACAGCGCGAGCGCCAGGCCGACGCCGAGAGCATCCGCCTGCACCGCCGCTACCTCGTCGAGAGCGGCGCCCCTGTCCGCAAGGCGGAACGTATCAACGCCATCCTCGACGCGCTCGCGACCACGCGCCGGCACCCGGAGGTGCGGGCATGAACCGGCTCCTCCTCGAGACCAAGGCCCTCGCCGTCAGCGACGAGGGCGAGCTCTCCGGCATCGCCTGGGCATGGTCGCCCGACCGCCGCGGCGACATCATCGAACGGAAGGCATTCGCCGGCATCGCCGGCCCCGTCGTCATGCTGTGGCAGCACCGGCCCGACGAGCCGATTGGCGTTTGGGACGCCATCACGCCCACCGACGCCGGGCTCGAGGTGAAGGGCCGCCTGTTCGTCGAGGAGTCCCCGCGCGCCCGTGAGGCCCGCGCGATGGTGCGTGAAGGCGTCGTGAAGGGCCTGAGCCTCGGCTTCCGGTCCATCCGCAAGGCTGACCGCCCCGGCTTCCCCAACGCCCGGATCTTCTCGGCCGTCTCTGTCGAAGAAATTTCGCTCGTCACCCGGCCGGCGCACCCCGCCGCGCAGGTGATGCACGCGAAGTCGCAAGCGGAAGCCGCAGGGCTTGCCGCGCTCATCCTCGAGGCCCGCGCGGCCCTCCGCATCTAACCTGAAAGGCACATCATCTTGACTTTCCACAACCCGAAGTTCGAGGGCCTCGAGCTCAAGAACGACACCGACGCCGATCCGATGGAGGCGGCCGCGGCTGCCATCCTCGAGATGAAGGCCGACCTCGCCGAGCGCCTGAAGGGCCTCGAGGCGAAGTCCGACGCCGCCGACAAGCTGGCCGAGCGCCTCGCCAAGCTCGAGGCCAAGGCCAACCGCCCCGGCGCCCTGGTGCAGAAGGCCGAGGAGACCGACACCGACCTCGAGGTGAAGGCCTTCGCCACCTACCTCCGCACTGGCCGCGTCGACCTCGAGACGAAGGCTCTGACGGCCGGCGCCTCGACCGGCTCCGTCCTGGTCCCGGCGGCCTACCAGGCGTCCGTCATCCAGAAGCTGGTGGAGTTCTCCCCGGTCCGCTCCGTCGCGAGCGCGATCACCATGAGCGGCAGCATCCTCGAGATGCCGCGCCTCGTCGACGAGGTGACGCCCGGCGACGTGACCGAGACCGGCCTGCGTCCGGAGGACGAGCCCACGTTCGAGAAGATCGACGTGCGCCCGTTCGAGCAGAGCGTCATCGTCCCCGTGTCGCGCGTGCTCCTCGAAGACTCCGCGATCGACCTGAACTCGTTCCTGTCCGGCCACCTGGCCCGCAAGTTCGGCCAGAAGGAAGCCCGCGCGTTCGTAGTGGGCAACGGCACGAGCGAGGCCGAAGGCGTCCTGACCTCCGACGAGGTGCAGGAGCTCGAGACGGCCGCCGCCGCGATCAAGGGCGACGACCTGATCGACCTCTTCCACGGCGTGGCCAGCTTCTACGCCGCCCGCGGCAGCTTCCTCATGAACCGCCAGACGATGGCGGCCGTGCGCAAGCTGAAGGACTCGAACGGCCAGTATCTCTGGCAGCCCGCCCTGGCCGCCGGCCAGCCGGCGACGATCCTCGGCCGCCCCGTGCTCGAGGCCCCTGACATGCCCGGCCCGGCCGCCGGCAACGCCTGCGTCGTCTTCGGTGACTTCGCGTCCGGCTACCTCATCGCCGATCGCGTGAACCTCGAGGTGCGCGTCGACGACCTCACCGGCTTCGGCAACGGCATCGTCAAGCTGATGGCCCGCCGCCGCGTGGGTGGCCGCGTCATCCTGGGCGAGGCCCTGGCCAAGCTGAAGCTGAAGGCCGCGTAAGCGCCGCCCTCTTCACGGCCGCGGCGCTCCTGCCGCGGCCAACATCACGCCTGAAAGGAAATCATCACTGTGGCAAACACTGTCTGTAAGTCGAAGATCAGCATCGGCACGTCTTCGGCAACCCCGCTCACCGATACTTACTCGGCCGTCTCTGGCCTTACCGACATCGGCGACTTCGGCGACGTCGCCGAAGTCGTGAAGGTGCTCACGATCGACTCCGGTCGTCCGCTGAAGCTAAAGGGCACGCGCGACGCCGGCACCTTCGAGTTCACCGTCACCCGTGAGATGACCGACCCTGGCCAGATCGCCCTTCGTGCCGCGGCCGCGGCGGACGGCGAGTTCAACATCAAGCTCGAGGGTCCGGACAAGCCGGCCGGCGCCGGGTCGAAGCCGACCACGACGTATCTGCGCGGCCTCATCTCCGACGTGACCAAGCACGGCGACGCCAACGCGGTCATCTCGCAGACCTTCTCCGTCGAGCTCACCCTCGCGCCCGACACCGTCGCTCCGGTCACGGCGCCGTAGTCATGCACCTCGTCGGCGAAGAACTGACGATCACCCTGGACGGCGTGCGCCTCTACCTGCGCCCGTCGCTCCGGGCTGCCGCACGCCTCGAGCGCCGGCATGGTGGCTTCGCTGCCATCATGCGCGGCCTCGAGGAGGGCAGCGTCACCGTCATCGCCGACGTGATCACCGAGTGTTCGATCACCCAGATCGAGGTTGTCTCGTCGCTCCTGAAGCCGGGCCTGGCCTCGCGCCTGACGTTCCTGGTTCCGGCCCTTCAGTGCCTGGTGCTGGACCTCATGGGCTACGACCCGGAGGCCGAGGAGAAGGCCGAGGGCGGCCAGGACGCCGACCCGCGCCTCACCTACGCCGAGGTGCACGCCCGCCTCTACAAGCTCGCCACGGGCTGGCTTGGCTGGACGCCGACCGAGACCTGGGCCGCGTCGCCGGCCGAGATCCGCCACGCCTACGAGGGCAGACTCGAGCTCCTGCGCGCCGTGTTCGGCGGTGGCGGCGAGACCGAAGACAAGGCGGCGCCGCCGCCCGCCTCCGTCGACGACAAGTTCGCGGCGCTCCAAGGCAGGCTCGCGACCCTCCGCATCGAAGAGGCGGCCTGACCATGCCGGCCCGCCCCGCCCGCATCTGCCCGTGCGGTCACCGCATCCCCGGCGGCACTCTGTGCGCGTGCCAGGAGCGCGCCGCCGCAGAGCGCCGCGCCAGGGCCGAGGCCCGGCGCCCGAGCGCTCGCGAGCGCGGCTACGACAGCAAGTGGGACGCCGCACGGAAGGCCTACCTCGCCCTGCACCCGCACTGCGTCCGCTGCGGCCAGCCGGCGAACGTCGTCGACCACATCACCCCGCACAAGGGCGACCAGAAGCTGTTCTGGCGCCGGTCCAACTGGCAGGCCCTTTGTGCTTCGCCCTGCCACAACAAGCACAAGCAACGCGAGGAGCGCCAGTAATGACGCTCACCCTCATCATCCTCGCCGCCGTAGTCGTCTTGTGGTGGCTCTACGAAGAGTTCGCCCGATGACGATCCCGACCTTCTATCCGCCGGTCGCGCCCTCACCCGGCACGACGCAGAAGCCGGAGCTCGCCTTGCTCAAGGCCGAGTTCGGCGACGGCTACACGCAGACCGCCCGCAACGGCCTCAACCACATCCGCAAGGTGATCACCCTCAAGTGGGACGTGCTTACCTCGGCACAGGCTGCACAGATCACCGCCTTCCTCGAGGAGCGTGGCGGCAATCTGCCCTTCTACTACACGCCGTCCCGCACCAGCACCCCGATCAAGTTCACCTGTGAGGACTGGCAGGAGAGCATGAGCGCGGCTGGCCTCTCGTCCTTCACCGCCACCCTCAAGCAGGACTTCTCCCTGTGACGCTCACCCTCGACGGCATCACGCAGTCCATCGGTGAGTGGGCGCTCGACTACGGCATCCCGGTCAAGCTCATCCGGTCCCGCCTCAAGCGTGGCTGGAGCGAGGAGCGCGCCGTCACCGAGCCGATGGTGGTCTGGCGCGGCGAGAAGCTCCCGCCCGACGCCATGCTCGACGAGGAGCCCGAAGCACCCACGGTGCGCCAGCCGGCTCCCCGTCCTGGTCCCGCACCGATCGTGATCACGCCGGCACATCGGGCGCTCGCACGCCGCACCGCCCGACGCCATCGCTACTCGCCCAAGCTGATCACGTTCCGTGGCGTGAGCCTGTCGTGCGCACAGTGGGCAGCAGCGCTTGGGATCAGCACGCAGGCCATGCACCGCCGGTTCAAGACCAAACCGCTCCCCGAAGCGCTCACGCCGCCTCCGGCATGGCGCGTCGGTGGCTCGAGGCACTGACCCCGGGGGGGTGGTCGAGACCTAGGGGAATGCAAGAGGGGACCGGCGGGGGAGTCGCCTTCACGCAGTCCGAGAATTGAGGGAATTTTTGACGAGGACCATGA